ATTCGTTGTGCTACAGATTTAGATGACTTTAAAAGAATGAGTAATTTAGATCTTATGTGGGCAGGCGAAATGGAACTACCTAAGTACAAACGATTTATGTTGATCGGCAGGAAACATGTTTAAGTTTAGTGATTTAAAAAATATACACTTCGAAATTACTAATCGTTGTCAGGCAAGTTGTCCTATGTGTAGTAGAAATTATCACGGAGGATTAGAAAATCCTTTGATAAAATCTCAAGATTGGACACTACAAGATTTTAAAACAATAATAACAGATACAGTACTAACACAACTTGAAGGATTTTATTTTTGTGGAAACTTTGGCGACCCTATTATTAATAATGATTTAATTGATATGTGCCAATATAGTTCAAGTGTAAATCCTAATTTATATATTAGAATACACACCAACGGCGGCGCAAGAAATAAAGATTGGTGGAAAAAATTAGCAAAAGCATTACCCTCTGCTCACAATGTAATTTTTGCTATTGATGGATTAAAAGACACTCATTCGTTATATCGAATAGGTACAGATTTTAATAAAGTTTTAGATAATGCTAAAGCGTTTATACAAGCAGGCGGCACAGCTGAATGGGCATTTATTAAATTTAAGCACAACGAACATCAATTGCAAGCGGCAGAAGCACTTGCTAAAGATTATGGATTTGCACGTTTTACATATAAAGATAGTGCAAGATTTGTTGCTACTAAAAACTTTGAAGTTCTTAACAACAACGGAGAAGTTATATACAATTTACAGCCGCCTACTGGTAGTAAAATTAATTTAATTACACAAGATACTATAGACAATTATAAAGATATTGTAAACGCAAGTGAAATTGATTGTTATGTAAAACAAACCAAAGAAATCTATATAGATGCATACAAGAATGTTATGCCGTGTTGTTTTTTAGCAAGTATACCTTATAATTATAGTACAACTAATGACATAGCAATAAAAATAAAAACTGAAATTGAAAATCAATATAAAGATCTTGTTAATGATTTAGGTAATACAAATGCATTAGAAAAATCTATTCAAGATATAATTGACTCAACATCTTGGCAAACTGTATGGAACAAGTATTGGAATGAAAAAAAGTTAATTACTTGTGCAAGGACTTGCGGAGTTAATAAACTTAGTAAACCTAAAGATCAGTTTATTGAAAAAGTAGAACTATGATATATTTTAACTCAAATTGGAAAAACATAGGTATTAGTTTAAGTGGCGGAGCAGATAGTGCTTTGTTAGCGTATCTTGTTTGCTCACAAGTTAAAGATACACGAGTACACATTTTAAGTCATGTTCGTATGTGGAAAACAAGACCTTGGCAACGTTACGATAGTATTAATGTTTTTAACTGGTTACAAAAACGTTTTCCTAATATTGAGTTTATTCGTCACGAAAACTTTATTCCACCTGATTTAGAATATGGTGATAAAGGTGCGTATATTGAAGATGAATATGGACAAGTTCGTAGCGGTGATCAAATTATAGTAAGATCTCATGCAGAATGGGTTGCTGTGACTGAAAAGTTAGATGCCTGGTATGCAGGTAAAACTAAAAATCCAAGTGATCCTAAAATTACAAAAGGTATGCCTGATAGAGATATTACTAAAGAAGATCCAAATGAACTTGTTAAAGAGTTTATGGGTGTTACAGTTTGTCATCCGTTCTTGTATACAGAAAAAGATTGGATTATTGCTCAGTATGTTGAACATGATATTTTAGACTTATTAAATATCACACGTAGTTGCGAAGGCGACTTTGAAGATTTAGATTATACAAATTATATACCTGGACAAGAAGTACCAGAATGTGGAGAATGTTTTTGGTGCCAAGAGCGTAACTGGGCAATGGATAAAAATAATGTCAAATAAGATTAAAGAATATCAAGACACAATACATAAAGTTAGCGGTACTCCTACTTTCTGTGTACTACCTTGGATACACTTTGCTACAAGACCCAATGGCGATATGCGACTATGCTGTAGTGCAAACGCAAGCGGTGCTGGCGAAGATCACGAAGTAGGTCTTGTTAAAATGGAAAACGGTCGCCCGGCAAACTTTGGTCGTGAAACACCTATGGAAGCATGGAACAACGACTATATGAAAAGTGTACGTACAACTATGCTTAAAGGAGAAATACCTGCAAGTTGTACAAAATGTTTTCAAGAAGAATCAAAAGGTATTGTAAGTAAGCGTATTTGGGAAACAGGAACATGGCATGAAGATGGCGTTGACATTCCGGAACTCATCCGTCAAACTAAAGAAGATGGCACAGTACCGGAAGAGTTAGTATATTTAGATTTACGTTTAGGACATACTTGTAATATTAAGTGTGTTATGTGTAGTCCTCATGATAGTTCAAAATGGGTTTCTGATCACAAGAAACTTATTCCTGTATTACAAGATCCTGAAGTTAAAAGACAAATGCAATGGGATCGCAAAGAGTTTAATAACAAGTGGCACGAAAAAGATACGTTTTGGGAAGAAATGTATGCACAGATTCCTAATTTAAAACAAGTATACTTTGCTGGCGGCGAGCCTTTGATGATTAAAGAACACAAGCAATTTATTGAAGAAATTATTCGTCAAGGATATCAAGATAAAATTTTACTTCGTTATAACTCAAACGGGTTGTTAGTAGATGAAGATTTAATTGAACTTTGGAGTAAGTTTAAAAAAGTTAAATTTGCAGTAAGTATGGATGCATGTTATGAACGTGATGAATATATTCGCTATCCAACTGACTTTAAAACTGTAGAACGTACTTTACATTTACTTGATAATACTCCAGATAATATACAAACAAGTTTAGCAACAGCAATACAAATATTCAACGTAAAACATTTGCCAGACTTTATGAAGTGGAAAGTTGAAAGCGGATTTAAAAAGTTAAATTCGGGTAACGTTCCAGGCGGTGTGCAGATGGGCGGAGGTTTAGTTAATATGCACTTATTGTACATTCCTACGTTTTTAAGCATACAAATTCTACCTAAAGAAGATAAGCAAGAAGTTGAAGAACGCTTTATGGACTTTAAAGACTGGCTGTGGAAAAACTATAGACAGGACGATGACTATTGGAAAATTAATCCGTATGGTTGGAAACGTTGGGAAGCAGTATTAAAGCATATGAACGCAGAAGATAATAGTTATCTGCTACCTGGATTTAAAGAGTATACAAATAAACTTGATGCTATTAGAGGATTGCAAGCGGCTAAGGTATTTCCTGAGTTAGCACATTTATTGTAATGACAGATTTTACTACTCTCGAGCCAGTAAGGGATAAATTTTTTCATGTAGAATGGGAAACAACTCTTAAATGCAACCTTGACTGTAGCTATTGTGGTGACGGCCACGACAATAAATTACCACATCCTTCATTAACAGAAAGTTTAGATACTGTTGATTTTATTTTTGAGTATGTAAATTATTATATGGAGCGAAAGCCTCAAGAACATAGGCATGTTAATATAAATGTATTTGGAGGCGAAAGTTTATTCCATCCTAAAATTATAGAAATTTTAAAATATTTACGAAATAAAAGACAGGAATATGATTTTAGTTGTAATGTAAGTACAATTACAAATGCTATTGTTGGACCAAAACTATGGTCAAATCTTGCACAATATTTAGATTATTATACAATTAGTTATCATGCTGAAAGTACTACAAAACAGCAACAAATGTTAAAAAATAATGTATTATATTTAAAATCAAAAAATAAAAATTTTCAAGTAAACATTATGATGCACAATAAACATTGGGATAATTGTATTGCAATGGAAAATTGGTGTAAAGAAAATGACATTAAATATCATTTAAGACAAATTGATCATGATTGGTTTGATAGAAGATTTAACTATACAGCAGATCAAAGTGAATATTTAACAGGAGAAAAACCAGCCGGATTAGGATTAATTGCTATTGCGGCACTTACTGGACAAATTGATTTATCTAATCATGGCAGAGCTTGTTGCGGCGGCCAACCTATGTGCTGTGGCTCTAATGAAGTTGATTATGTAAAAGGTAATAACTTTAAAAATTGGTCGTGTTCTGTAAATGAATTCTTTTTGTATATAAAACAAAATACTGGCGAAGTATACACAAATAAAGATTGCAAAATGAATTTTAAAAACAAGGTAGGACCAATAGGACATTTAAAAGATACTAAATCTATTCTCGATAGTATTAAGAAAAATCCTGTTATTACTTGTAAAAAGAAAAGTTGTTGGTGCGGATTATGTGCGCCAAAAGCCAAATATAAAGAAGACTACGAACGTATAATGGTTAAGTATAGAAATGAAGTTAACTAAAATACAAAATAATTTAAAACCTAATCAATTGCGTATTGAATATATGTTGGGCAATTTATGCAATCATAAATGCTCGTATTGTTTTCCTGGAAGCAATGAAGGATCGCACCCTTGGCCTGATATTAATCAAGTTAAAACTAATCTTTCTCATTTATTAAACTACTATGAAAAGAGAGGTAAAGATTATTTTCAATTATATCTAATAGGAGGCGAACCAACATTATGGAAAGAACTTCCTGAGTTTTGTCGATATTTTAAAGAACATTATAACTGTCAAATTAATATTTCTACAAATGGATCAAGATCAATAAGTTGGTGGGAGAAAAATGCAGACTGCTTTGATGTGATAGAAATTAGTGTACATCACGAGTTTGCAAAAGTAGAGCATCTTAAGAAGGTTGCAGACCTAATATATAAAAAAAATATATATGTAAACTGTAACGTATTAATGGATTATGGACATTTTGAAAAATGTAAAGGAATTGTAAATCAATTAAAAACAAGTAAAAAGCGTTGGCCAATAATTGCTAAAACAGTAAACATAAATGGCGCAACTTTTTATAATAATGAAGAAACAAAATATCTTGAAAACAGTTTAAAGCGTATGCCTAATTTGTTTTGGTATTGGCGTGTTAGTGTAGATACTGAGATGAAATTAAAACTAACATTTAGTAACGGTAGTACTAAAAAAATTGTTGGAGATAATTATATCTCACTTCATAATCTTAATAAATTTGAAGGTTGGACGTGTGACTTGGGATTAGATGTTATTAAGATATTTCAAGAAGGAACAATACGATCAAACTGTCAACAAAAATTATATAGATTAAATTATGATTATAATTTATATGATAAAGATTTTGTTAAAAAATTTAATCCAAGATTATGCAATGTAATATGTCAGCAAAAAGTTTGCGGCTGTAGTGGAGAAATTAGTATTAATAAGATAAGTCCTGAATATCAATAGCCTTTGGAACACACATTCCGCAACCACATCTATTATTTGGACATACTATTGTTTTATTAAAATTGCTTTTAGCGTACTCTAAAATTTTATCAATGTTATTTAAATTGCCTATAGGGCCTCTTAGACCGTCGTGTAGTGCTTGACAAGTCTGATGATGATATACGTTGCCCGTATGTTGATCAATGTGTAAAAAGTACTTGTTTACAGTACAATACCAGCCTTTAAAGTTAGTATCAATAAAGTTTACATCTTGCCATTCACCGTTTACTTTACCTTGCATACAACGTCCGCCACAGCAGTTGCGACCCTCTTTAGGTTCTGTAACTCCTAAATAATTAAAATACCATTGTTTTTGCTCGTCTGAATAATCATGTGATGTTCTGCGATTACTGCCATCAGAATCAATAAACCATCCCTTGCGTTCTACAATGCCATCGCCTATTGGTCTTGGGTTATGGTTAATACCTAATTCTTTTAATTCGTTACATAGGTTAACACATTCATCAAAGTAATCAACATGCATCATTACATTTACTTGAAACCATAAATCAGTTTTACCAAGTAATTTTATATTTTCAATTACTTGTTTTTTCAATACAGGATCTGCCTCTGCATGGTAACTAACGGTTATACCGTCAAATAGTTCTGATATACGTTTTGTATTTTTAGGATGCCAGGCTCCGTTTGTTGTAAGACTTAATCTAAAACGTGTTTCGTTATTATTAATATATTCTGCAAGTTTCCAAAATGCAGGATTTACTGTAGGTTCGCCACCTGTAAAATTTATATTTACAAGGTCGCTATAGATTTCTGTATACTCTCTTACAAACTTAAAAGTTTCTAATAGTTCTTCGTAAGTGTGTAATGGACTTTTTAAATCATGTCGACTTGCTTCACAATAAGTGCAGTCGTAGTTACAGCGTCTACCAATGTCCCATGTAACCATTAGTCTTTCAAAGCCAGCTAATTTTACAGCAGTTGTTTTAATCATCTTTAACCTTTGAAAGAGGAATATCTGCGGCACAAGTACACCATTCTCTTGTACATATAATAGGTTGTTCTGGAATTTCAAAGTCGCCGTCGTATATATTACCTAAACTGCCACCTACACGACAAGTGGCACGATGCACATCACCGTCCCAGTTAATCATTAAACTTTCAATTCCGGCATTACATTTCCATCCTTTAAATTGATTTTTATGTTCTTTGATAACGTCATTAGCATGAATTTGTATACCGTCGTCAACAACACAGTTGGGTAATGCTGTAGCAGTATTATCAATTATCCATTGTAAGTCTTTTTCTTTATAACGCATGTCGTCAAACCAGTCGTGTTTTTCAGTCCAACGAATCCTACGAATAGCATATGGAATATTGTGTCCGTGTAGTCTTGCAACAGCCTGTTTTACATTTATCATATGTTCGTGGTGCGCCATTACATTTACATGAAAAGGAGTGCATTCATTTGTTTCATTTAGTTGAGCATAAAATGTAATATTATCTAAAGCTCTTTCCCAATGCTCGTTATCAAAATGTAAACTAAACACATAATGACTTACTGGTTGTCTCTCATACCATTCTGGAGAGCGTAGTCCGTTTGTAGTTACATTAACCCAATCTAATCTTTGGTGTGCATGTTCGATTAATTCTTCTATGTCAGGATGTACACACGGTTCACCACCTGTAAAACTAACACGAATAGGCTTACCTATTTCTGCAAGTGCATCAACAGCATCGAGTAATACTTTTATATTAGTGTGAGGACTAAAGTTGTCATGTATTTCTGCAGGACAATACGCACAGTCTAAGTTACAACGCTTACCTAAATTCCATTCAACTTTGATACTATCTTGATGAGGCCATTTAGATGTAATGCTATACATAATTTTTAAACTCCGGATTTACACTAAGGAAATCTTGCCCGCGAGTTTTGTCTAATGCACGATTAAAGTTTACACAATCTTGCCAATGTGTATCATACATACATTTCGCCTGTAAAAAGTTAATATTATCGTCAATTTGTTGGAGAGTTACTTTTTTAAGTAATTCGTTTTCTTGTATTATTTTATAATCTAAAACTTTGTTTTTCATTTCATGCAACTGAAAAACTACTTTATCCTTTAGATCAGGCGGCAATGTTTGCGCTGAAAGTGCCATAGGATAGTTTACACGATGCGAGTAAAAAACAATGCCCATTTCATTTAAAAAGTAATCTATCACTTTATCAATTTGCATAATATTATTTGCTTGTACAGTAAATGCGCCTACTACTCTGCTTACGTTAGGAAACGATTTAAATACTTTTACATTTTCTTCTATTTCACTAAATTTGCCGTTGCCTCTAATGTACTCATAGACATCGTGTATACCGTCTATACTTACGTTTACAGCAATTGATTTAAACTTAGGCCAATAGTCGTGTATGGTACGTCCGCCTTTTATACCTAACGTAGTGCCGTTTGTAGCATACTTTAGTTCTATATTGTCGCCATACTCTGCAAGTTTGTCAAGTATCTTATAATGATAAGGATCCATTAATGGTTCTCCGCCAGCAAACTCTACCCTACGGAAGTGCGGCAATAGTTTTTCAAAACTTGTCCACCAATTGTCTGAATTGTCAAACGGACCAATATACTGCCCAGGTTTGTCTACAAGTTTTTCAACTGTAGGAATAAGATAATTGTTTTCTTTTTTATAAAATTCTGTAACTTGATCCCAATCTTTCCAACTTGTGCTATCCAAAGGATTACACATACGACATTTTAAGTTACACAGGTTATTAAGTTTAATTTCCATAGTAGGAAATTCAAACGGCATTGTGTAATCTTCTTCTAATGCGTCTAATGCATCAGGGTATAAGTTTATACGTGCCTCAGGTATTACCCCTGCTATATGACGCTGTCGTAAGCTCTGTACACCCTGATCTTCGAGGTCAAAGCACGGTTTGCATACATCAGGACGCTCGTTATTCAGTACTTGACGGCGTACTTCACGCATAGCATCACCATTCCAAACTTCTTCAAGACTTTCGTTTTGAATCCATCCAACAGGTTGACTACGACAACATACCTTAATAGCACCATCTTCGCGTGTAGCAAGCCCTGTAAAAGGGTGCATACAAAATGTGCATGAGTTACTGTTCATATTGATACTTATCCATTATATGCGTATATAAATATTATTATGATATCGCCTACTAATTATACAATAGATTTAACTAAATTGCAAGAGGCAAAGGAAGAATTACCAACTGTAGATTTTAAACTTGCTTTAAACCAACCTACAGGAGACTTTTTCTACGAACCTTGGGAAATAAAAACAGAATTTCAAGGTACAGTGTGGGATGATATCTTACAATCATTAGGCCAAAATATAGGTGAAGCAAGACTTATTAAGTTAGAGCCTGGAACATGTTATCATAGTCATAGTGATATTGATAATAGATGGCATTTAACTATTGAAGCAAAACAAGCATACTTGGTTGACATTACATCTAAAAAAATATATACTTGTGTTGACGACGGAGTATGGTATGATATGAATGCAGGCACATTACATTCTGCAACTAATTTTGGCAACACTGACAGAGTACAGTTAGTAGTTAGACAACTTCTACCAAAAAACGAGTTAGAAGAATCTGTAAATGTAATAGTGACACTTAAACAATATCGCCCAGATTTTCGATATATTTTTGATAATACATTAAGCCCTTGGCTTAATTTTCAAGCAAACAATGCAAAAATTTTAACTAATTTTAAAAACGAAAATAACATAGTATCATTTGATATTGATCCTAAAGCAATAGATAATTTAAAAGCACTATTAGATCCTATATTTGAAGTAAAGGTGGCGTAATGGACTATGTAGGAAATACTGGATCCCTTATTGATTGGGATAAAATAACATCTTCGCTTGACAGTAAACAAGGTTTAGTTATTGGTCATGCAGACGAAGCGTTTAAAGATGTAGAGAGAACTCCAAACGAAGATGCACAAATAAAAATGCTTATAGAAGCCGGATACAATGACATGGATTCTATTGAATGGGCTAATTTTTTCTCAGGGCAAGACTATGATACTAATATTGACAAAGTTTTTGGAGATATTGTAAATGCAGACTGTATGGTATCTTGGATTAGTAGAATACGTCCGGGAAAATGTGTTCCTTATCATTGGGATTTTAACGACGAGTACACTGAGCAAATTGAAGCAAACCGACCAAACGTAGTTAGATATATTGCACACATTTGTGACCCCAGTTTTGGACAAGTTTTTTGGTGTGAAGATAAATGTAACTGGAATGAAGAAAAAGGTGCAATTTATAAATGGAAAGATTTTGAATCATACCATGGAGGGTCAAACTTTGGACTTAGAAAAAAATACCTTTATAATTTTTTAGCAGTAAGGAGATCTTAATGGCAGAATTTGTAGGAAACTTTTTTGCTGGAAAATGGGATAGTATTATTGCATTACTTTCAGTTCAAGACGGAGAGCCAAGACGCTTTGATCAAAAGTTTTTTGAAAATACAGATGGACGTTTTGATGAAAATATTAAAATGTTAAAAGATGCTGGCTACGATAAAGTTGACAGTGTTGAATGGATTAATTATTATCCAGGTAAACATTTTGACGAACTATGTGTTAAAGAATTTGAAAAATTTGTAGGTATGAAATGCGCCAGAGCCTGGATTAGTAAAATCCGTCCAGGCAAATATGCTCCAATACATAAAGATATTGATGATAATATTGAAGAATATCAAGCACAAGGAGATTTGTATAGATTTAGCACATTTATTAGTCAACCATCTCCTGGCGGAGTATTTGTGTTTGAAGATCAATGTTTTCATTATGAAACTTCAGGAAATACATATAAATGGAATCATTATATGGATTGGCACGCTGGCGGCAACTGTGGACTAAAAGACAAGTACATGTTTCATTTTTTAGGGATTAAGCAATGAAGTATATAGGTAACTCAAATAAAGAAATGAACTGGCCAGAGCTTATGGATATATTAACAAGTATACCTCCAAGAGAGCGAGGAACAGATCAAGAAGACGATATTCATATTGATAATCCCAAAGTACAACAATTAATAAAGGTATGGGAAAACGCCGGCATTAAAAATAGTCCGGACATACAATGGGTTGATTTTTTACCGGATATGCATTTCCCTGCAGAATGGGTACAAAAATTTGGAGATTGGTTAGATGTTGAACCGGCAGGTGCTTGGGTAAGTTCAGTTCCTCCAGGATACATGGTTCCTTGGCATCCTGATTATAAGATGCCAGACGAAGAACAAGAATGGCTTGCAAAAGGGTATTTGCATCATTATACCTGTTACATTTGCAAACCAAGTTTTGGTCAAGTATCGATAGTTGATAAAGATGCTGTCTATAATGCAACACAAGGAGATGTGTACGAATGGGACGATTGGCAAGATTGGCACGGCGGTCTTAATATGGGTTTAGAAACAAAATATATGTTTAACTTTTTTGGATGGAAAAAATGAAGTCAAAGTATTGTATAGATTTAAATTTACCAGTTAAACATCCTTTAAATAATTTAGACTGCATTCATAGAGAAGGAACTGATCCTGATATATTTTTTGTTGATCATAGTGACGTTAGTGATGAATATAAAAGTTGGATTGAAGAACAAGACTTAGTTATGACATATCCTCCTTTAATTTTTTATACTCCAACTTCCCATCAGATTGGCATTCATATTGATGGCCCTGGAGAATTAATGGACCGTGCTTGTATGAATTGGTGTATTGGCGGCCCAGGAAGTTTGATGAATTGGTGGTCAATAAAAGATGGTTGTGGGCCTTTTGAGGAAACAGAAACACAAGCAGGTACACCATATGCACAATATCATCCTAATGATTTAGATCATTTACACAGTCAACCTGTAAAATGGCCAAGTATAGTACAAGCTGGTATCCCACATAATGTTATGAATGGAAAATGGGAACCACGTTGGGTAATTAGTTGCGATTTAAGTTTTAAAGACAGACCTGAAGATGGCCTAACAATGTCTGAAGCAGAAGATTTATTCAAACAATGGATAGTTTAGATACAAAGTTTTATACTGAAAACAAAAGCAAAAGTTTTACATTTGCTCCGTTGCCTGACGGAACTATAGAAGAACAAGCAAAATGGATTATGCAACAAAAGCATATTGGTTGGTTAGAATTAGATAACAGTCATCCAATAGAACTAATTGATAATCTAAATTATTATCCACATAGAGGACATGAAACACACACTGGCTGGAGTAGTTTTTGCTTACACGGTTTAGGAGAAGATAAAATTGCAACAGCACCAACATATGGTTATGATGAGTTTGAAGCTCCATATAAGTTTACAGAAATTTCTAAAAATTTTCCTAAAACAATAGACTATTGGAATAACTTTCCAGCCGAAAAGTTTACAAGAATACGTTTTATGAAAATTGCCGCAAATGGTAGTATTAGTGTGCATAATGACGGTTATGATAATGTTCCAGAAAACTTTGATCCCCTTGATGGTATATTACCAATTAATGTTGCTATAGTACATCCTAAAAATTGTGAAATGATTATAGAAGATTGTGGCTCAGTGCCTTTCTCTCCGGGAAAAGTTTTTCTAATTAATGTAGCAAAAAATCATATGGTAGTAAATAAATCTAATACTGATAGAATACATCTTATTGCAAATATTATATTAGGAAATAAAAAAGCAGAATTTTGTAAAATGCTGGTTAAAAGTTATGTCAAACATTGTTGAATACAAAAGTAAAAATACTGATATTGTTTTTTTAATGGTAGACTATACGTCTAAAATTAATAATGACTGGACAAGAGAGTTAGTTAAAAATCTTTCTGATTTTGTATTATCTAATATTGTACAAAAAGGTTATACAGTATTACAAGGTATAAACGAAAAAGAATTATTAGATAGTGCTAAAGAATATAAACATGCAGTAGTTTTTGCTACTGGTACTGAATTTACAAACGGGTCAAAATTTTTTGAAGCACTTGAAGAAGCAGTAAAGAAAGAATATTTCCTACAAGGGCATATACCAGATAGAGGCGAAGGCTATTATCAATTACATGAGCAGTGCTATTTTATTAATTTAGAAATATATAGAGAATTAGAGTCGCCTGAAATTGGTGAGTTTTCTTTTTATAATGAACATACACAAATAAAACCTTTGCGTAGTAAACAAAATATACACGATGATTACACACCTATTTGGATTAAACCTGGAAACAAAGAACAGCATTACATTCATAAGTGGCATGGCTGGAATATTTTAAGTATTGCATTTCAACATAATTTGCCAGTATTAATTTTTGACGAAAGTATTAGAGATAACAAACAATACTACTATGCAGAGTATCAGGAATCATTTGATCTTGCACAAGAGTATATGTATGGAAAACAAACTGTAAGTACACAGCCATTATTTTATCCACTTAATACTGAAGAAGTAACTGAGTTAGATGTGGAAGTTATCCATCAACTTGTTACGCAAGCAAGTGGTTTAAATTGGATTGATCTTTTATTAAAAAATGGTTATGACGAAAATACTACTGTTACGTTTGTAGATAATAATTTTTTTGCTTTAGAGTGTATGCATTTTATTACACAATGGAACGGAAAAAATTATCCGGATATGATAAACAAGTTTACTAACTTTAAGACACGGTTTGCAGATTTTACTATGAGTAAAAAACTAACTATGAATGCAAATGAAATTCAAAATCAATGGGATAAATTTTTAACAAAACATCCTAATTGGGAAGATACATGGGACCTTATTAAAGCAAGAGTAGAGTTTAAATTTATTCATGCAGATTTAGTATTAAATAGATCATTGCCAGTTAATGTTTGGTTAGAAGATTGTCAAAATACAGTTGTACATCTTAGTCATATATTTAATTACGACCCTGTTGCTCCATTTACGCCTTTAAAATTAAGAATTGATAACGAAAATAATTTAATACAAAGAATAGCAGAACATTGTCCTACAGCAAAAATTGTATTTGATAAAAGATCTGCCGAAGGCTATATAGATAGTTCTTATATTGATTCTGCTGAAAATATGGATTTAATTAATAAAGGTAATTTAAAATTACCTACTTGGCATTATGGAGATTGGTCATGAAAATAGCAATCACAGGTCATACAAGTGGAATTGGTAAAGGCATATATAATTTTTACCAAAGTAAAAATATTGAGGTAAAAGGGTATAGTTTAGAAAACGGGTATGACATTAAGGACTATAATAAAATACTCGACGATAGTATTGATTGTAATATTTTTATAAACAATGCATACAGTTATTATACCCAAAGTAAAATAGTTGAAGCTTGGGGTAATTTACACAAAGACTCTAAAGATTTAATTATTAGCACCAGTAGTATTGCCGCTGAGCCATTATTAGAAATAGAAAATTTATTTCCTCATCTTGTTCCTTATAGCAAAGAAAAATATGCTATAAACAAAGCAAGTTGGAATTTAAACCATAGCGAAGCATTATGTAAGGCAAGTGTAATTATGCCAGGAGTCGTAGACACAAGTTTTTATAATCCATATGACACTGAAGAACAAAATGGTATAGAATTATATAACAGGGTTATGGAAACAAATAGTATTATTACTGTAGACGATTTAGTTAAGACTGTAGATTTTATTGTTCAAAGTTGGAATGGAAGAAATTTTATAGCAAGTATGACGGTGTTAAATGCATATTAAAGATTGGATAAACAGAATTTCAAAATCGCAAGAATTATTAGGTGGATATTCGGTCTGTCCTTATGCTAAAAATGCACAATATGAAATTGTTAATACCAACGGGCGTAACATTACAGCCCCAACGGGAGATTTTGAATTAGTAATTTATGTATTACCGGACGATTATTCACAAATAAAAGTTGAAGAAATAGCACAGGAATACAATTTATTATATAAAGAATTGGTATTTTTACCAGATCCAAAAGATCGATATACAGAAATTAATGGTGTACAAACAAATAACGGAAAACAAAATTTAATTCTTTGCCAGCCAAGGGCTAAACTAACAGAAGCAAGAGAAAGACTTGCTAAAACTGAGTATTATAGTTATTGGGACGAAAATTATTTACAGGAGATTTTAGATACATGACATGTTGGACAGAATATGATCCATTAAAAGAAGTAATTGTAGGCGACTGTAATACTTCTGGAGATTTTGATTGGTTCCTTGACGATAAAGTAAAACCTAAGTTTAACCTTATATTAGAAGAAACAAAAGAGGATTTACAAAATCTTAGCGACTATCTAACAAAGATGGGAATTAAAGTACACAGACCTATTCCTACAAAATTTAATGGCGAAGTAGATTTAGGAAATTTTAAAATACCTAATCCAGCAAGTCCTATTGTTCCACGAGACCAATACTTGTCATATGATAATAAAATAATACAGACATATACAAGCATGGTAGATAGATATCTTGACAACTCAGCATACTATCATATCTTTAAAGAATTTTTTGACCGTGGTTATAATTGGATTAGCATGCCACCGCCTGTATTAGAAGACTTAGCAGAAACAGAAAAATGGTGGATTAAGGGAGAAGAAATTTATCACGATAAATTTAAAGACAAACTTCTTTGGCATACAGCAACAATGTTTAAATTAGGTGATGCTTTAATTACTAATACAAACGGACCTGGAAATAATCTTGGATTAGAATGGATGTCCCGTAACTTAAATGATATTAAGATAGTAGAAAATAAAGACACACATCAGCAAGGCTTTGGCCATATTGATCACGGTTGGTTTATGACTGATGACGAAACTGTATTTTGTGTAGATAAAAGTTGGGTTCCAGCAGTATTACATAATAAAGAAATTATTGAACTACATGAATATTTTGATCCGTTTAACGAAGAAAAGTTCTTTATGGACTATACAAGTACAAACGGAAAGTATAGTGTTGAATGGTTAGATAAATGGCTTAACGGATGGAAAGGATATTCTCAAGAATGTTTCTTTGATACTAACGTATTAGTTTTGGACAGCAATAATATATTGTTTACTAATGAGCAACCTCGTATTTTTAAATTGATGGAAAGTAGAGGTATTAACTGTCATGTAGTACCACAACGTCACAGTTTTTTCTGGGAAGGTGGTGTACATTGTTTAACTTTAGATTTAGTTAGAGACGGTAACAAGAGAATAATATTCTAATATTGCGTTTTCAAGTCTATTTTTAAGATCAGTAAAGTATTGTTCGTCAGCATTTAATGGAATACAAATTAAAACGCCTTCTTTCATATCATTCCATATACCTATACTAATGCCGTGTTTAGTACACACAGTTTCAAAATCGTCATTAAAAGGACGTTCTTTGTTTAGGTCTAAATGAAACATCAATCCATGATGTCTATAATCACTAATGACATTGTTATTTTTAAGATAATCAAAAATATCCAAAGAATTTTCTAAAATTTTAGGATAATTGTCATATACATTTTCTTCTTCAAGACATTTTATATAGTGTAACGCACTAAGTATTCCAGGCATTGAAAAGCTGTAAGTAAATCCGTGTTGTAATATTTGATATCTTGCATAATCGTATACACGTTCGCTCACCATACATGCCGATAACGGATAAAATCCACCAGTTAATGCTTTACCTAAAGTAAAAATATCTGGTTTAACAAGATTTTCAAATCCTAAAAATGTTCCTGTTTTGCCTCCGCACATTGCAATGTCGTCAACAACAAGAATTATATCATATTTGTCGCAAATAGCTCTAAGTCCTTGCCAAAATTCTTTAGGTAAATTATACATACCCATTTGCCACGAGCAAGTTTCAATAACTATACAGCTGACATCATTGTTTAATGAATTTATGAGTTGTTCTAATTTTTCAAGATCGTATGGAGATGAGTGACATTTGTCATGTCGTCCATAATAGTCGTAAATATAATCACATCCGCTTATGCTTGTACTCATAAACGTACTACCGTGATAAGCATATTCAAACCCTATAATATGTGTCTTAGGAGATCCTTTTTGAACATGATACATATGTGATAATTTTACAGACGCTTCAATACTGTCGCTACCTGATAGTGCAAAAACACTTCTATAACCGCCACTAATATCATATAATTTTTGTGCAAACTCTAATACATGCTCGTTAGTTAATAAAAATTCTCCAGTACTTGTAGGATTAGTTTTAAGTTTTTCGGAAACACTGTCAATAAAATCTTCTCTATCAAATCCTAAAGTAAAGCATCCGCAGTTGCCTAACCCTAAGTCAATTACGTCTTTGTTATTTTCAACAAAGCCAAATTTTGTAAAGTGAGATACATTGCGTGGAACTATGTCAGTAGAATGGTCTGTAAAGGGAAATATTAATTTTGAATCTGTCATTTTATTAAACTTAGTGAAAGTGCTATTCTTGTATCAGTAATATTTTCAACACTGTGAATTTCTGATACGTTTAGTTGGAACCAATTGTCTTGTTCCAGTTTATGTGTTTCTTTTATCTCTAATTTTTCATATGGTATACAAGTTTGCGGATCAACCGTTTTATCTTTAAATGCATCTCTTACTTTATAGTAACACGTATCTGGATCGCCGCCTGTATCAATTATATATAAAACTGCATGTGTTCTTATTTCGTCTACATGAGGTGCTACATATATACCATTTCTAATCAATTGAATAGACGAATATGGAACTTCAAATGGAATATTATCTTTAATCCAATTTTGTATTAAACTGTCTGTTTCTAAAAATTCAAAATCTGCCATTTCGGAAAAAAACTCTTTAGACTTATTAAAAGGTATACCTAAAGTATTATCTTCGTTTATTGAAATATTAGATACTTCTTCAATTATAGCATCGTTTGCTGACATGTGTACATCAGCAACTAATTTTGTTTTATAGTTGTTTACAAGTTGTTTTATATGAGTTTTGATCTCGTCTGAAGGATGCGGTAAATTTAATTGTTCAACATTCATATTGTATTTATGGAAGCACTTATGCCAATAAATATATTTTGAATATCAGGAGATCTAAATGAAAATAGTTATTATTGGCGGCGGTAGCTCAGGTTGGATGACAGCATCTTGGCTTAATCGTTACGTGCCTAATAACGAAATTACACTAATTGAAAGTCCAAATGTAGCAAGAATTGGTGTTGGTGAATCTGTAACAGTTCATATTAAAGAATTTTTAAGTGCATTAGATATTGATGAAACTCAGTTTATGTACGAAACTGGCAGTGTATACAAATATGGAAATAATTTTATCAATTGGGTGCATGGCAAAGGCGAATGGGAAAATTTTACATTTGGATGGAATAAAAGTCAACACCATTTGCTAAGGTCTCCGTATCACGGCGTTAACTGGTTAGATCATAGAGATGTAAAAGCAGACGAAGTTAGATTTACTGATTATTGGTTAGAGCTGTATGATAAAGGCTTAGTAGATAAAAGTTTTACACACAGTTACACTTGTTGGCATCATTTTACAGAACCTAACTTAGCACCTTATATTGAAAACAATCCGTATTTAAACGGTAATGATTTAGCGTGGGCATACCATATTAACACAGAAAAGTTTGCAGATTATTTAAGAGATTATGTGGCAGTACCACGAGGCGTAATTAACAAATACGCACATGTAAACAAAGTAGTTACTAATAGTAACAATATTGAAAAACTTATATTAGATAACGGTGAAGAAATACATGCAGATTTATTTGTTGACTGTTCAGGATTCCATCGTGTATTAGTTAATAATTTTCAAGATGTAAAATGGAAATGGTATAATGACCATCCAGGCGACACTGCATATGTTTGTCAAGTTGATTATGAAGATCCAGAAACCGAAATGGTAAACTATACTAAAAGTATAGCAATGGACCATGGATGGGTTTTTGATATTGACTTATATCATAGACGAGGAACAGGTTATATTTTCTCAAATGATTTTGTATCTGACGACGAAGTATTAAAAGAATATCATGAAAAGATTTTAACTAAGCCTAAGTTTGAACCAAAAAGGTTACACTGGGATAAAAAACGAATGATTGAACCTGGGTTTGGTAATGTCTGTGCTATAGGAATGACAATTGGCTTTGTTGAACCTATGGAAGCAAATATGCTTGGTGTAATATCTAATAGCGCCTGGGAACTTACTCATGCATTGGCAAATAACAACTACAATATTGATACAATGGATTGGTCTGTTTATAATAAGCGTTTAGGGTATACGTTTGATGATATTGCAGATTTTATACTTGTGCATTATACCTTATCTCAGAGAGAAGATACTGATTTTTGGAAAGAAATGAGAAGCATAGGAATTAAAAATAATCATGAACAATTATTAATAGACAAGTATTTAGATCCTAAATCTACTATTGATAGCGCAAGTCATGCTGAAGGATTCTTTCCTGACTTTATGTGGTTAGAGCTTGCCGCGGCCTGGGACTTGGATTTAAGTAAATGGCCAAGAAAAAAGGTTGATCTTGAAGAGGTAGCATTAGCAAAAGCACATTTTGAATACCTTGACAAAGGTTTAAAAGTTGCTTCGAAAAGATTCCAAAATAACTATCACTTTTTGCGAGAGCATAGATTTAAAGGAATGTCATATTTAGAATGGCTTGAGAAAAAGTATTAATATACTTCTTTATAAATTTGCGGCAACGGGTCTTCGGGCCATTTAACGTATTCAGTTAAACTATGTTTGTTTAAAATAGCAAAGTCTACCTTACCATCTGGCCATACACTGTCTATAAAGTTTGCACGTTCTTCGTTAAGTATAGGACGATACAAATTTATATTAATAGGTTGTTCACTGTAATCACAAGTTGTATAAAATCCAAATGCTTTTAAACTACTATTTTTTACAAAGTGATAACAAGGATACATTGTAATTTTATAAACTTGATTTTCCTTTATATCTGCAACAATTTGTTTTAATTGTTCCTTCCAGTTAGGAGCAACGTCATTTAAGTTACGGCCCGACTCAATAATTTTTTCGCAACATTCGTTATTCCATTCTATAAACACTTCTCTAACATTAGTGTCTATGTCAACTAAATTAGCACACCAATCATATTTGTTAAATTTTTTAAGATATTTTACTTCTCGCTGGAAACAATCTTCTGCAAGTTCTTCGCTTATTGGTTCGTTTCTAAAACTATTAGTTGGGTCAAATCGCATACATAGAATTTTACCATCTGGGCTTACTAATGGTTCGTATATAGCACCCGTAGGCCAAGGAGTTCCGTGACTATCTACACTGTAGTAATGATTCCAATTAGTAGTGTTCAAGATTGTGTATACCTAATTTTTTTCTAAATTCTTCTGTAAATGTACAATCAATACGTAGACCGTATTCTTGTTCTTTAGATCCTTCACCACCATGCCAGTCTTGGTCATTCCAAAAAGCGGCATTAGAATTTATGTAATGTTTATTTTGGGTGTCTGGATCCCATATATAAAATCCTCTTTTTGTGCGATATCGTATATGTATAAATTCATTATTGTGCGAAGTATATCCTTGATCATCTCCGTCCTTTCCGTCTAAATCTCTATGTTCAAATGCATGTCCGTCGTGATCGCAATGAAAGAAAATAACACGACCAATACGATTAATAATATTTTGATCAACAAGATTTTCAACCCACTTAACTACTCCTGGAAAATATTTTTGTTCTTCAGTAGGCTTGCGCTCTGCATTGCGTTTATCCCAAGAACCTTCTTCCCAAAGAAAATAATAGATATAAGGATCATTAGCACCTAATGCACCTTTAAGGTAGCGTGTAAATAAATTACGCTGTTTATAGTCTTTAAAATCTGTTGGAAAAATTTCTTGACCGTGTAATTTAATAGGATCGTCATCTGGAAGTTCTTGATACTCTGCAAATGCTTTATATATTGGCTTCCAGTTTAAAATATAACTCATGTCGTCAAATTTAAAACCTGGTGACATCCATGTTCCTTCTTTTGCATAATCCCTTGCTTGTGCAAAACCCTTGCATATTTCGGGGTGCAGGTTTTTAAATCCTTCTACATCTAAGTAGGGATCTAAGTTAATATACGGTTTTCCGCCAATTCCTTTAATCATACTAATACTTATCGGTAAGTATGTATATGAACACAGAGTTTGATTATTACTACAATTTAGACGGAACTCGTAACAACTTAGTGTATACAAGTTTAATATCTAAAAACAAACAAGTATTCTGCCAGTGGTACTACAACGACGGAGTTTACCATAAAAATAAAAACGAGGTTGTAGATCCTAACTTAATGGAAGAAAAATTTAAACGAGAAATTAGATATTTGTCGTTAATGTCTGTTAAGTATCCAGACCTTGTACCTGTGTATAGTACAGATATCCCTGATAATAAAATTTATTTAGAAGTTGATGGCATTGATTTTTGGAATCGTGCAGAATGCAAGATAGAAAATTATAGTAAAGTAGTACCTGATTGGCAAGATCAAATGCTTGAAATAATTAAAGCACATAAAGAATTAGGCATACACAAATACAGTATGCATCCGTCAAGTTATTTTATCGTAGACGGCAAGTTAAAAAGTATGAATTATTTCTTTACATATAGTAAAGGAGAAACACCAGTTAGTATTAAAGAAGTTGAAAGCCATTTATCTGTTAATAGACGAGATAAAATGAAACAACATCTTGAAACATTAGGAATTGAATGGGATAAGCCACAGTCGTGGGAAACAATGGATAAATTATGTTGGAATAGTTTTAGATCAAACTATCCTGATGACTTTATAGAGAAAGCAATCAATGTATAAAGTAATTCCGTTTTCAGATGATCTTGATTTAGAAGAGTTTTACAGTAAAGCAAAAGCAAAAGGTTTTGAAAATAATTCGAGTCGCTTTTGGTTAAAAGATTGTTTTCGTAATGAAGCAGAAAGCGAAACTTGGATACTTTATTACAACGACAAAGCAGTAGGAAGTGTAGCGGCACACAGTTTTCCAGAAATGGGAGACAATGCATATCGTATTGCCGCTCGTACTTGTGTTTTTACAGATGAGTTACCACTAAATAATTTACGTACAGTAAAAGGTATCACTACACATCAAAATGCAACAGCACAATTTTTAATACCCACTTGCATTGAATGGGCTGGTAAGAATAATAATTTATATATTACTTCAAATGAAAATGCAAGTGGGTCACAGAGATTAGTTCATAGAATATTTTTTCCAGCATTAGTTAAAACTGGTCAAGCAGAATTAGCAACTGAATTAGAATATAGAGGTACTAAACAGAGTGTATGGAAAATAAACGTAGATAGATTTTACGAAGAATTAGAGAAACACGGAAAATGGCAATAAAAGAAACAGTTAGTTTATGTGAACATTGTTATAGGCATGTTCCTGCACAGGTATTTGAACGTGACGGAAGTGTATGGATGTCTAAAGAATGTCCAGATCACGGAGTTGTCGAGTATATGATTGAACGTGATGCATTGTTTTATAATTCTTTAGATTACGATGTACATGCTTATGACATACCTAATAGTATTATGATAGAAGTTACAGACAGGTGTAATTTAAATTGTCCGCACTGTTATCATGAACCAGAAAACAAAACAACTGATAAACCAATAAGTTCTATTATGTTGCAACTTGAAAAATGGCCTGTTGATGCCGGTGGTGTAATCCTTGCTGGAGCAGAACCAACTATTAGAAAAGATTTACCTGAGCTTATTGAAACAATATACAATTGGCAACAAACTACAAATCGCACACATCAAGATATTACTATCCTTACAAATGGTGTAAAATTAAGTGATAAAAAGTGGGTTCAAAAAATTAAAAATGCTGGATGCAGAGCTGTTATGATAGGAATGAATCATCCTTCTTATCAAGGAGAAACTGTACATCGAAAACAATTAGAAGGTGTAAAAAATTGTAAAGAAGTAGGTTTAATGATATATTATATTGGTTACACAATTGAAACCTATGACCACTTGCCGTTTATTTTAAATGAAATACAAGAATTAGGTGATAGTGCTATACAATATAGAATACGTGCTGGTAGTGATATAGGTAGAAATCCTGACGAGCCTAAAGTATTTCTTAGTGATAATGTAAATGAAATTAGAACACTTGCTATAGAAAATAACTGGACTTGGGAAAAAATACCGGGTGATGATAATTTATATCATTACATGGTTAAAATTAATGATATTACGCATCGTATTATACAATGGAGTGATCCTAAAACAATTGATATGAAAGAATTAAAATGTGGACCGTGGTGCGATTTTGTTCCTGGGAAACCTGTTAGCAATTTCTTACATCAAGTTATGTTACGTGATGCCGCTGTAAACGAAAATAGAATATTACTTGATACTGTCCCCCAGGAATATACCTTTAGATCGCGGAACGTGTTAAGAAGCGACCATTGATCTGTTTAGGGTTAAAATATTCTTTAACCTTTTCTTCTGCTATATTTGCATCAAACTCTTTACAACTAAAAACATCAATATAAGCAGATTTTGATTTTGTAACAAAATGTGCTGTTAGGTTGCTTGTAGTAATCATTTGTAAAACGCTATAGCCTTCGTTGTCTGTGCCTGGTAATAGATATTCAATTTGCGGATCTCCATGTGCAATCATTTCAATTGATTCAATTGTGTCTTTTATAAATTTTTTAATATGAGATTCGTCTGTAATATTTTCACAGCCTGAACAATCTAATATTAAATGGTGTCCCCAAGGTGTTTCCATAATAGTCCTGCCAGTTCGTTGTGTGCATTTTGGTCATAATGCAAGTAGGGTTGTTGTTTAAAGTTATTGACCTTACACCAGCTTAAATAGCTGTTAAAACCGTCTAATTTCGTCATATAGCTGTATGTAACAGAAGTCATAGACAAGTGCATTACACGGGCTTTATATGCGCTACAGAGGCTATTTACGCAGTTATATACGTACTTTATATTGTCGTATTGTCTTAAAATATGTTCAATATACATATCATTAAACGGATGTATCATAGGACTGCTTTTAGAATCTTTGTCTATCATGCCTGTCCATTGCACACCTGCTTGTATAAAATTATCTGAATCTCTACCTAAGAAAAGTCCTTCGTCTGGATAATAAAATTCAGTTCGATCTGGACTTGTATAGCCAAATATTACTAAACAATTTTCTTCAATAGTATCGATAAGTTTACGTAAACTACGATCATTACTACCGCCTGTTAGTGCATAGTTTTCACATGGAACATTTAACTTATTCGCAAGTATTTGAGGAAATGCTAATTTTTTGCCTTCAGCATCTGCTTCTTCTAAAGTAATTTTACCTTGCAAATAATCGTTAAGCGTATGAGTGGAAGCCAGTTCGCATCCTGCAACGTGGCTGTCACCAAAAGCAAGTACTTTCTTAATATTATTCATTAAATACATTTATGTTCCAAGTCGTACTATTTACCGACGCACCATACCCCCACCATCGAATTCGTGGCTACGGTGTGCATCGTATTGCATCTGAAATTAGAAAGAATGGCTATAGTTGTTTAGTTGTTGATTTTAGTTCAGCACTAACTTTTGAGAAATACAAAGAGCTAATAGATTTATCTGTTGGTGACGAAACTCTTATGGTAGGATTTTCAACTACCTGGTTACCATATCGTTTGCCAAACCAAGAAGGGTATACCAATGAAATACCTGGACATGATATTGGTGAAGATAATAGATTTTCAAGCGATAAAACTGAAAAGCATAATTGGCGAACAGAAAATATGGTTGCAGAGTTTGGTAAAGCACAAGTTGATGAATGGTTAAAATATCCTAAAACAATTAATCCAAATGTAAAAATAGTATTAGGTGGAGCAAAAACAGACTTTTATATGGACCTACCTCATGTAGATAATTTTATATTTGGCATAGCCGAGACTATGACTATAGATTATTTGAACAGTTTAAGTGGTAAAGGACCTAAACGTATATTCAATAAAATGATTGATTACGATAGAAAGGCACACAACACATCGTGGGATTTTAGAGAAAGTCAAACAAATTATACCGATTTTGATTTTATACAACCTCAAGAAACTTTAAACCTTGAAGTAGGTAGAGGATGTAGATTTAAATGTGCATTTTGTAATTTTCCGTTAATTGGACAAAAAAATGTAAATGATTATTTAAAATATCCAGAAAACATTAAAGATGAACTTCTTAAAAATTATGAAGAATGGGGAACTACAAAATACTTTATAGTAGATGATACATTTAATGATAGTACGCAAAAACTTGAAATGCTTGCTAAAGTAATGAGCGACTTGCCGTTTGATATTAAGTTTTGGTGCTATACACGTATTGACTTATTAGCCGCAAAGCCTGAACAAATGGAACTAATGAAAGAACTTGGAGTTGCTGAAACATTCTTTGGTCTTGAAACATTTAATGATAAAAGTTCTCGTACTATTGGTAAAGGTATGGCATCAAGTAAACGTAAAGACACCTTATATAAAGCAAAAGAAGTTTGGGGAGATCGTGTATGGATGGAAGGTGGATTTATGATTGGATTGCCTTACGAAACAAGATTTTCTTGGAGAGAAACTGTTGATTGGTTAAAACGTGACGATTGTCCTTTAGACATATCAACTTGTTATCCATTAAATATAGCTAAGAAAACTGATAGAAATAAATGGTTTCCAACAAGTTGGTTTGATAATAACTATGAACAGTTTGGTTATAGTTTTCCGTTAGATGATGGATCATTAGAAAGTATGATCTATTGGGAAAAGGATGACGATACTGATATAAAGAATTTTGGCGAAGCGGCACAAATGGCGGAAGAAAGTACAAAAGAATTACAACCTTATCAACGTACACGCCAAGGTGATTTTTATGTAAGTTCATTTAACGATCCCAGACTATGTGATAGAGAACGCACACTTGATATGACAGCCAAAGAATACGGAAACCTTATTAAAGATATTGACTTTGAAGAACTTTATTTTGATACTGTTAATAGAGATTATTTTGATAAGTTATTTAAAAAATTAAAAGGTTTAAATTAATGTTCAATGTAATTTTGTTTACTGATACACCTGAAATAGGAACTCGACTAAGAGGGTATGGTGCTCATAGATTAGCTTCTCATATAAGAGAGCGCGGATATACTTGTTTAGTTGTTGATTTTATGTCTGCAATAACACTTGACATATACAAAGAAATTATGAATTATGCAGTGGGCAAGGATACCTATATGGTAGGTGTTTCTGCAACTTGGCTTCCTTATAGAATGACATTAGTTGATCCCGATTTAGACGAAACACAAATACACGATCCGGGACGTACTGATGATACAGAACATAGACATGTTAAAAAAGATCAATTAGAAAATTTTTTAGATCAAAAAATGCAAACTGCTATGGTTAAGAACCAAACAGAGCCTTGGTTTGAACATGTTAAAAATCTAAATCCTAAAACTAAAATTGTCTTAGGCGGAACTAAAATAGGAATGTATACTGATATGAAAATGGTAGACAATCTGTTTATTGGATATTCCGAAACAATGGTTATAGATTATCTTGATAGTTTAAGTGGAAAAGCAATGCCACGTATCTGGAATAAAGTTATTGATCATGATCAAAAGGCTCAAGCACCAGTATGGGATTATCGAGTAAGTCAAACACGTTATACAGATTATGATTTTATACAATCAATTGAACCTTTGTCGTTAGAAGTTGGCAGAGGTTGTAGATTTAAATGTAAGTACTGTTCTTATCCTTTAATAGGACAAAAAAATATTAATGATTATTTAAAAGAAGCTGATGTTTTACGTGATGAACTAATGACAAACTACGAAAAACACGGAACTACACGTTATTATATTATTGATGATACATTTAATGATAGTGTACAAAAAGTAAAATATTTTTTAGATGTTGTAAAAAGCCTTCCTTTTAAGATTAGTTATTGGTGTTACTTAAGATTAGATTTATTAATGGCGTTTCCTGAAATGATTCCTATGTTAAAAGAATCAGGTTTAATACAATGTTATTTTGGTATTGAAACATTTAATCACAAGGCTGGCAAAGCAGTTGGTAAAGGCGGCGACCCTGACAAATTAAAACAAACACTTTACGAATGTAAAAGAATTTGGGGAGACGAAGTAAACATACAGGCAGGATTTATAGTAGGTTTACCTTATGAAGATTCTGAATCTGTTATGAAAACATCAGAATGGTTGTGTAAACCTGATTGTCCTATTGACATTAAATGGGTATTTCCTTTAAGTATCGGTCATGGAGATCATGAAGTAATGAAATATACATACAGAAGTGAATTTGACAAGAATTCGCATTTATACGGTTATTCAATTCCTGATAAAAAGAAATTTTGGGAATGGTTTAAAGATGATGATACTGATATTGATTCTATGGCAAAGGCAGAAGAAGTATCTTTAAAGGCTGAAGAACCAATATACAATAGACCATTTAAAAAGGATATGTATATAGCCAGTTTACCTCACCCTATACTGTCTGATATTGAACAGACTGCAAAAATGTCTGATGAAGAATACGAGTCGTTAATAGAAAGTATAGATGCGTCTGCTTTGTTTACTGAATCAGTAAACGAAACTTATTTTAAACCTTTATTGAATAAATTAAAGAGCTAATATATAACTTTTGAATGCGGCATAGTCGCCTGCGCCGTCTTGTAAGGCCGATTTTAGTTCTGCAATACTTATATATCCTGGAATAGTACCGTTTACAGCATCTACAAGTAATGAACTGTCGTCTGCAAATACACTACCATTTACATCAGCTGAAATTGACTGTGCTGTAATTTTACCTGGAATTGTTGCATTACCATTTGGATAAAAACCAAATTCAGTAAACTGAGTTTCACCTGTTCCTGGTACCGGAATAACCATACCACAACCGCCTGACAGCTCGCCAGTTACTCCGTCTACGGCTGTAACAAATGTAGCAAAAGAACCTGTAGTTTGATAGTCAGTACCGTTCCATGCTGATGTTGCAAATGCTCCAGTGATGTCACCTACATTCATTGTTTGTGGAGCATCGTATGTTCCACGAGAAGTAACAGTTCTTAGTGTAGGTCCTTCAAGGCCATCAAATACACCATCAATTTGAATACCGTCACCTTGGCCGCCAAATACTCTTAAACCTGAAGTATTATCTTTAGTACCAATTTCTACTGGATTTTCTAATCCGTCTTCGCTTATATTTGTACCATAAATTTTCTGCGTCCAAATAGATTTAGAAATAGCATCTACAATAGTTGTGCTGTCGTCTGCAAACACAGACCCAACAAAGTTACCATTAATAGAGTCAGCATAAACGTTATTAACAGTAAGACTTGATGTTGCGGCATCATAAACAACAGTACTGTCATTTAATACAATATTGCCTGTCATAATAGAATCAGATCTAATTTGACCGTCAACTGTTAAACTTTCTGTATAAACGTTTCTCCAGTTACTTGTAGTAGTACCTAAGTCATATGATGCATCACTTCCAGGAATAAGTGAACTACCAATTTGACCGCCTACAATAACGTTATCTTCAACGCCGTCGCCTAAATTAATGTTACCTGTAGCAGTAATAAATCCGTCAATTTGGATATTACCTGCACCAGTAATATTATTACCGTTTAAGTCTAAGTTTGAATTTAATGTTGGATTTGAGTCATTAATTAACTGGCCGGAAATTAAAATTCCGCCTTGTTCTAATGAAGTACTTGGTGCAACTTTACCGCCAACATACAGCTGATTTGTATCTGTTGTATATATCAGTTCGCCTTCAACAGGTGTAATACCTTGTCTTTCAGCATCGGTCCCACGTCTAATTTGTAATGCCATTCTTATTTCACTCCTGGAATGATTTTGCTATAGTATTTATCTCTTCCACGAATTAATCACTTTCTCTTTTTAAGGAAAGTTGCAGTGCGTTTCTTAATGTCGTTCTTGACTTTTTCAGTATCAAGTCTAAAATCAACACTGCTAATACTATCCTCATATTCATCTAACAATGACTCAAGTGCTTCTTCTAAATTAACATCTTCAGGGTTTCTGTTTGTATCAATTTCCCAAACTTTACCATCAGAAAACGTAATTCTGACAGAGTGTAAATACTCCACCGGAACTGCTTGTACTTCAATATCTTTTAAGATATCTGGCCATTGTGCTACTACTTCTTTTGGAAGTCTTGCTTTGTTTTTAGACACTCTCTTCAGACTTTTTTGCTTTGGCTTTCTTAGTTGGCGCCAGCTCTTCGGCTTGCTCTCGTAATGCTTTTGCTTCTTTAAACATTCTATCTGCATCACTTCTATATTTAGCGGCAAGCTCTTCGTCTGAAAGTACTTGGTTTTCTGTAGCCGCTGCCTGTACTTCTACAGGAGCTTCCATCTTATCTAAATCATATTCTTCTGCAACTACTTCTCTTTTAGCAGTATCTTTCACTGCTAAATCAGCAACTGTAACTCCTTGCTGTTCTGCAATAAGTTTGTTTAATTCAGCAAGATTAATTGTAGTTTGTGTATCTGGAACCATTTCTACATCTGCTTGTTTCACTTTTACCATCTTACCAGTAGTATGGAAACGAGCTAACATATTAGATCCATCGGATAGTTTTGTACGTGCCATTACATCTGCAAACTCATTTGCTGATTGTCCAGCATCGGATTCAACTGTTCTAATTAGTGTATCGTGATCTGCTGAATCTAAATTTTCAGTTGTAACAACAATAGCACTGTCGCTTTCGTTAGGAACTACCCTATAAGCAACAATTACTTTTCTTTGATTATTGACCATTCGGCCTACATGTTTTAATGCCATATTATTCTCCGTTAGTTTCAGGCGCCGCTGGGGGCTGTGGTTGCTGTTGTTGTGCTACAGCACCTAAGAAACCTTCTAATTTACCGTACGTTTGACCTACAGTAACCATTTCATTTGGTTTAAAAGCACCTCGTTGACTTGCAACATCAATAATTTGTTTAAGTGCTTGCAGATCTTGAACAGTTAAATCAGGGCCTGCCTGTTGTTCTGTTTCAGGTGTTGAAACATTATCTGTTTTTGCTTTATCGTCAGACATTTAGCGTTCTCCTTATAGTTAAGTGCTACTATTATTTACTTGTATTTAAGATGAGGACATGCCAAAGTGAAATAGGATAATTCTTTTGCATCTTCAAATCCTATTCTTAATCCTTTGGTAATTTGGTTACTTGCGTCCAAATATGAAACATTTGAAACAAAAAACCGTCCTTTTAAATTATTCTTAATCCATTTAACAATAGTTTCTTCTAAGTTATATATTTGTAATTTAAGATTAATAGACTCAAAGTGAGGCGGCAAAACTTGCAACCTCCTCACTTGATAAAAATTTAAAGGATTAGGTTCTTTAAATCGCTTCTTCATAATGTGTTGTTACTCCAAAGGGGCCTTCTAAATTCTTATCATGATGTGAATGAATTAAAAATACTGTATCACAGTAGTCTGGATCGCCCCAGCTATCCCATGCATAACCGTCTGTAAACATAATGAACTTCTTGGGTTCAATACCTTGTTCTTTCATATACGTCCAGTTACACATAAAGTCAGTGCCACCGCCGCCGTAGATTTCATATTCAGTTAAATCTTTGCCGCCATCTGCACTAAATTCTTGTTCATTGTATACCTCAGTATCAAAGCACCAAATTTTAATATTGTAATCTTGATACTGGTCCATAATACCTTTTACTTCGCCTAAGAAATCCTTTGCTTGACTATTACCAATTGACCCACTCATGTCAAGTGCAACACAAATATCAATTGTTTCATCGAAGTCTTGCCCTGGAAGAATAGCGCCAGTATGCCAACCTTTGCGGTTTGGACGACTAAATGTAAAGTCGTTTTTAACAGTAGATTGAATCTGTTGCTGTAAAATTTCACGCCAATTCATTTTAGGCTCAGTAAGCTCTTTAATCATACGCTGAACTTCACCTGGTGTATTACCAGCGCCTGCGGCCTGTGCCGCTTGCATCATAGATTCTTTAATTTCGTCTCTAATTTTTTTTGCTTCTTCTTTAGTAAACTTAGGCTTTTTCTTGCTTACACTATTACCCTTTGAATCTTTTTCTTCTTTGCCTTCCTCGGCAGCACCGTCATCGTCACCTTCACCGTCAAGGTGTTCGTCAAGCAACTCACCAAGTTCTTCTAAAAATTCTTTACCGCGCTCTTTTGCTTCTTCAAACAAGTCGTCATATACTGCTTCAGACTGCCAACCTTCATATTTAAAGTCTTGATAGCAATCAACAAGTTTAGGTTTTTCGCCAATGCGATCTCTTACAAGAATGTTGTTTACAATGTAATCTGCGGCAATGTTATAAAGTACAGGGTCGCGATCATCTCTACGACCTAAGTGATCAAATACGCAGTGTAAGATTTCGTGAGCAATAACAAACTCAATTTCTTTGTTTGACATTGCATTAAAGAATTGAGTATTAAAGTAAAGGTTGCGTCCGTCTACAGCCGCAGTAGGTAACCAATCATCTGCCGCCATAATGCGTAAACGAGTTGCCATATTACCAAAGAATGGATGTCGAAGTAGTAAGCCTACTCGTGCAACAATAATGCGTTCGAGTGTTTCTTCACGCATTGCATCAAGTTCTTCTGGTGTAATATCAGGATTTGGCGTCCAATGTTTAGTGCCCGCTACGCTCATAATTTTGTCCTCTTTGCTAACTTTATATACTAATTATACACAAATATGACATATAAGTCAAGAAAAATGGGCAGTTTCCTGCCCATTTTTTATATCATGCCTGCTGTGCGGCCTGAATATATTTGCCAAATTTTTCATGAAATTCATCAAAACAATCAATTTCGTCTGGATCAATTGGCAAGTTGTATTGTGTAAGAGCAAGTTTCATACCCATAACAACCAGTTCTGTCTCGAAGTTATCCATTACAAAACGCAGGAAGTTGTTAACTTTAGCATCAAACTTTTTATCGTTCTTATCACAAGCTTCTTTAAGTTCATAGCAAAGTGAAACCGTTAAGGAATATGTTGCACTGATTTCTTTCGATTTCATTTCACTTACTTTGCCGTCCAAAATATCAGTTGGATTAGGCATTGAACTGGCAACCTTACGGTGTGCCATAAACTTGACTGCAAGGCCTTCGCCTACTGCACCACTTACAAGATCTGTAGTTGTGCTTTCGTCAAGATCGTCTTCGAGCAATTCTGATACAAACGACCAACTACGTGGTGTTGCAAAAGAACGTGAAGGAGACTTTGGATCAAAATCGTATAAGTCTTTCTTACTAAAGTTAAGAAAGCCTACAACGTCTTTATGAATTTTGTTATCAACTGCCCATGCAAACCAGTCATCAAATGAAACAGCAAGTTCCAAATGGATGAAACGATTTGCTAACGGTGCTGGCATACGATATGTAACACCCTTGTCAGCATCACGGTTACCAGCCGCAATAATCATTACATTGTCTGGCAGTTTATATGTACCTACCTTACGGTTAAGAATGAGCTGGTAAGCCGCCGCTTGTACCGCAGGAGCCGCAGAGTTCATTTCGTCTAAGAACAATACAATATTGTCGTATTGTTTTGCAAATTCTTCGCTTGGAAGTTCTTGTGGAGCACCCCATACCATAGCATTATCGTTTGCAGAGTAGTATGGAATACCTTTAATATCTGTAGGTTCCCAAAGTGAAAGACGAACGTCAATCAAATGTGAATTAGGCAGACTGTCTGTAATCTGTGCAACAATATCAGACTTACCAATGCCTGGAGGTCCCCAAAGGAAGATAGGACGTTTTTTACTAATAGCATGTTTAATGCTTGACTTTGCCGAGTTTGGGCTTACTGTGCGTGTTGCTGTTGCTTCCATTATATATTCCCTCTTGTGTGAATCAGTGCTTAATTTCTAACTATATATATAGTATACACTCTACACGTTTAATGTCAAGTACTTTTTTACCAAAAAGTTAATCTTTTTTCTGGCGGTTCATTGCTTTAGTTAAGCCATATTTTCGTATATCGCCAGAAAAAAGATGAAGTTCGAGTGCTTTCTTTTCGTCCGTTACTGTAATACCTTTTCGGCCCATATAGTAAGGACAGTCAATAAACTTATCTAAAAATATAATGGTTTGAGTGGTAATTTCAAAATCTATAGGATATGGAACGTCATATGTAGATAGTTTTAGATCTTCTGTAATTACACGAAGACCTTCGTCAGTAAGGCGTAAGCCGCCAGAATCTTTTGCTCTTGTATTCTGCCACCACTGTGGTAAATGTTCTTTAATTGAAACATCATTAACAGATTTATCAAGTTGTTTTAGAAATATTTTTGTATAGGTTTCTTTCCAGTTCATTGTGACAATGGAATACTTTCGCCTTGGTTAAGTTTGATAACTTCAAAATCGTTACAGTTAAACATATCGTTTAGTTTTTTTGCAAGATTAATTGCATGACCTGGATTTGAAAAAGATACTTTTTTGTATTTAGGTCCAGGATAGTTTGTAAGTATGTTAGCAGATTTAAGGTTAAAAGGTTCGCCCTTAAAGAATACAGCCCATATGGCTTCTGCTTTTAATACTTGATCAGATCTATATGTTTTTTTATCTACATGTTCTAATAGAACATTTGGTTTTGGTCTGCTCATATGCGTAAATCCTTAATAATATACGCATATATTTATCTCTTTTAGCAGTTATCTACGTAGTTTATTTCCAGCCAGTTCCGCCGTCCATTGTTACTTTAATGACTTCATCTTCTTTTGTAGCATTTTTAATAAGTAATGTTTCTAAATCTCCGTTCAGCCTTGTCATTACTTCACCAATAGTAAAAGCTAATCTTTTTGCTGATGCCATATCGAGCTTAACTTCTTTAGCATTGCCAGTGTCTGCTGTTTTAACTTGTTGTAAAAACATTTGAATAGGATTTGTGTTAATAGGATCCATTAAGTACCTCCGGTATAAATTTTTCTGCAATTATTTTATGTGCATCAAAATTGTAATGTTCTTCATCTATTTTCATTTCTTCTATATCAATATTTAAATTATCTTTAATCCAAATATTTGCAGGAGTTTCAAAAACTTTTACATTTTTAAGATCTCCAAACATATTTAAGTTTTCTGACATTTGTACCCTATCATTTATTCTCCAGATATATACTGGTACATTGCACATTGAGTCAATTACAAAAATGTCTTTGCAATATTCTTCATTTTTAAGATGTGTAACAATTTCTGTATGAAACTTCATATGCATATAATTAGTATCAAAGCCCTTCCAGTCATACCCGCCGTTGAGCTCAGGACAACCTTCATCATACATTCCTACACTATCCCATTTTACTTTTTCATTCCATTCAACTACGTTATAATCTCGAGTATTATAATCATCATAAAGAACAAACTTGTCAGATTCTAAAAATTTTCTTGTAAAATATCCAGGTTCGAGATGTCTAAACTTTAAATCAAGATTATTGCCCATTGGCCATCTGTCCCAATATGTAGACTGTATTAATACACCATCAATTTTATGTGTATTAAGTACATGTCTAATCCATCGAGGATACTTACTATTTGGTGCTCCAGAACCTGCATAAATGTAGCAGATGTCGTCTGCTAAAGATTCTGCATAAATTTTTGCATAATTATTATCTTGCCAGTGGAACTTATCACCAGACTTTTCATTCCAATGAAATCCGTTTGTATGACTACATCCTACAAATAATAAGTTACCTTGCATTAACCTTACTCAACGCCTGACGCATTTCTATTTCTGTTTTAAATGGTCCTTGAGTCTCGTAACGTTCGATAGTAATTAATTTAGGGCAAAATGATTTAACCCATCCTTTGTCAAAACGAATAATATAGTATCCGGCACAGTAAATACTTTTAGATTTTTTACTTTTTGTAAATAACGGCAATTTACGTTTAACGTCGAGCATATCATTATACGGAGTACAACTTGTAGGATAACCGTGAATTTCTTTAATATGTGTTTCAACAATGTTTAGTTTTTGCCAATCTACTTTTCCGCCAAGTCTTTTTGTTAGTTGATTTTTTGTTAAAAACCGTGTACCGCTTGCGTCACTAAGCATATACTGATCTTCATTAAAGGATAGAGTACCGACTTTTTGGTTATCTTGTTCAACAATCCAGAACTTATTTTTTAATACTTCTTTTGCTTTAATCATTTAGGATACCTCGCTTGTAAGGGTTGTGCATATTGTGCCGCTTGGTCTGCAATACGTTGCATATCCCATTTAGCACAGAACTTCATAAGACGCATACCAACTTGTGTAATGTCTTTAGGTTCAACTTCTGCAATAGTGTTATCAATTATCTCTCTAATGTCTGTAGGCTGTGCAGACAAATCACAGAGTGTTACATTGCGGTTGTAGTCGTCCAAAACACGGTGCTCATCGCCATTATGATCAACCCAACGCTGTAGCATAAGATTATTCCAGTTATAACCTTTCGTGGCCTTATCGTCATATGCTTCCAGTAGGCCAACTTTATTCTTTGTACCTTTCTTTCTAACACCCGGATAAGCGGAGAAAACATTGTCACTTGTATCACCTCGCATACATTTTTCAAATAGTAGCCATTGTGGGTCTGGAGCACCTTTAGGCTCTCCTGTCTTTTTATCAATCACAGGCTGTTTCTTTTTGTCATCAAAGTAACCTTCATGTGTAATAATTGTGTTATTAACGCCATTATACTGTTTAACGTTAGGTGCAATAAGTTGTGCAAAGTCGCCATCTGTACTAATAATAACATGATCGTCATTAGGATGATTCTGTACCCAACCTGCAATCAAATCATCTGCTTCAAGTTGCGGATGACGCATCATTGTACAGTTAGTCTTTGTACCAATAAAGTCTTTAAACTCGTCAAAGATCTCCCAAAACACAGTATCTTCTTCTTGCTGTGCAGGAGTCATTGCATCACGAGTTTCTTGTCTATTGCGCTTGTATGGCTCGTAATAGTCTTTACGCCAACTACGACCTTCTAAGCAGAACACAACATGATCTGCATTAAAGTCTGTCCAAGCCTTTTTAACACTGTTTAGTGTAATATGTAGCGCCATGCCTACTTTCGTGTCAAGATCGCCACGTACAACGTGTCGAGCTCTAAAGAAAGTATTTGCTGTGTCTACTAAAATATATGTACTCATTTGTCCTCACTGACATAAATCTTCATACTTAATAGTATACTGTCTATGCTTGCTTTTGTCAAATTTAAAAACAGGAATATATCCAAAAAGTTTCTTCAAAAT